GGTCTCGCAGGCAGCCGCTCGCATGGCTGCCTTGATGGCGTCGTGCTTTGCTTCGGTTATCGCGTGGCTGATTGCATCGCGCTCCGCGATGGCTTCAGCATGAACGGTCTCAATTGTGCCGACTACGGGCAGCCATTGTTCACCGTCATGCGTCGCATCAATCATCATCGCTCGGCTGCCTCGGCTCCATAGCGCGGGGTCGGGCGCGTGGTCATCGGCTTCGGTTTCCGCAAGGGATTCATCAAAACCGCCGCGCTCGCCGCCGTCGGTTGAGTCGTGGTCTATATCCTCCGGCCCGGTCGGTTCGCCGCCCTCTCTAAGTGCGGCTTCGCATATATCCGAGCAGGCATAGCCCGTACCGATGAAATCTGCGTCGCAGAAATCACAAATGCTCTCTTCTATATCTTCATCATTCCAATTAACGGGTGTATTATCATCCGTTAAGTCATCATCATTACTCATGTTGGTTATTCGCCTCCATGTTTCGCTGATAGCAGGGGTGGATATGAACGGCTCGCTTGACCGTTCGCGAGGGTGCGGCCATGTCGCGGACCTACATAATGCGCGTACTGCGAGCCTATGCGCCCTATCGGTGACGCCTTAGACCTAAGAAAATCGGGGGGGTCATATTGGGGGTCGCGAAAGGCCCCGTCGGAGGGGGTCAAAAAAGACCCTGCCCCCACACTCAAAGGCTCAATTTATCAGCGCATTATCTCTCATAAAAGTCGGTATTATTGGAGGGGGGATAGAGAGCCTTGATGAATGATATATCAAAGGGCATTAGCAGACAATCAACGGGGAATTACTGTTTGAAAGTCTATCATGCGCGCGATACGGTCGCCGTGTGTATTATCGGGGGGATTAGCGGCGCATTATCGGCGCATTAGTGTTTGATTATCGCGACGGCTCGCGGTCGCCATGTAGGCAGCATATCGCGGGCATGACGCGAGGGGGGCCGTATGCGCCTTGAGAACATGAACCGTTCATGTTTCGCGACTTGAAACATGAAGCCTTCATGTTTCGCGACGCCTCTTAGAGCGCGCCAAAAATCGCGAGTCGCCGCCCGAGCGTATCGCCTACCGGCTCTCAAAATCTAAAATAATTTTTTTAAAAAAAGTAATAAATAATATAAAAAAATAAAGAATATGCCCAATTCTTTATTAGACACTTGAGCGCAGGGGTATTCATGGTAAAAGGCCACAAGAACAGACAGTTAGACAATGTAATAAAGTCGAGAGCAATAGCAGACGACGCAATAACCAATGCGGAACTTGGTTCTCTTCAAGAGAAGACGCTACTCTTTGAGTACGACTTCGCAGTAGCCGGTGGGGCGGCTTCAACTATCACACTCACAGGTAAGGACAACGCCTCGCCATCTTCAATCCCCGACAACGCAGTTATCACCAATGTAACCATTGAAGGTGTGACCGACAATTTGAATCCAGCAACAGGGGCGACAATCGCACTTGGATATACGGGTGAAACAGCAGCCTTCTTAGCAGCAACAGCATTTGATAATGCTATGTGGGATGCTAACGCAGTCACTTCCGGTGGCCCTGTTGTGGCAAAGGGAAAAACAACCTCCGAAGTAGCCGTTACCGCAACAATCGCAACATCGGCTCTAACAGCCGGCAAGTGGTATGTTTGGGTCACTTACTTTGAAGGGGCTTGAGACTAAATGCCTTCTAAACCTACTCTTAATGATGTAGTGCATGGCCCTTCAAAACCTAAGAAGAAGCGTCGAGCCAAAAAGAAGGCCAAAAAATAGACAAGTCTAAAAGACAGCAGTAAGTTCTATTACTGTGTCTAAGGTAAGAAGTCTATGCGCTGCTATTCTATTCGGCTTCGCTATTGGGCTACCAATGGGTATTATTTATATTGATGCAGCAGGTGGTATTAAAAGCCCCGAAGAAGCCGTAGCACTCTCTCTAAAGATAATTCAAGATTTAGGAATATGGGCTTTCGCGATTGATTTTTTAATACTGAGTAGTATAGGTTATTTTTTATTCAGCCGCCGAAAGGCACAAAGCGACCCCGAGGCCGACGATTAATTCCGGTCTGTTTCTTACCCTTCCACGAATCCATAGAAGCACTATCGCTTAACATCACACTACCTCCAACGCCCTCTATCAGTTGGTCGAGTGCGTGTGCAAAGGCCATAACGCAGTCATTGTGTCTGCCCTTATCCACGATATAACCTCCCTCCCATGCGTGGGTCTCCAACTCTTCAAGAATTAGATTGCATACTCGACGGCTCTCATCATCACCATAGGGCCATACAATTAGACCCTGTTCAAATACGGCACGAACGCGGGATAGAAGACCCTGCTTCAATGCTCGATTCGACACTTTCGATGGTCTAAAGTCTATATGCGCCTTCTTCTGCGTGAGAAGAGATTCATACAGTCTTTGAAAACCTACATCTTCGGATGCGAATATCGGTCTTCTATACGCGTCATTCCAGCGAATTATCTCTTCTGTCTGCTGCATAGGGCTAAAGTCATTCCTACGCCATATATTCAAGAAATGTATGAAGCCTTCGTCGTCACGGCGAAGAGCGACCATCACGGAGAAGTCTTGCCCTATGCCGTGTGAGGGGTCAAAGCCGATAGAGTATTTACCGTTCTCCTTAGCACGCTTTGAGAGTATGCGGGCCATATCCATATTCACGCGAGTTATACTCGGAGGGAATGCCGCGCTCTCGTCATCAACTACACGACACAGGTATTCCTGTGAGAAGGCAAGGTCGCCCATAGCCTTCTTCTGCTCAAGGAGGAAATCAAGCGGTCTTTGCTCCGGCCATAGACATTCTGCCTCTATATCGTCGTTAGACCTCCATTCATCGTAGTTAGTGATGCTGCCTCGTAGCCAAGTACACCATGCGTCATTTGAGAGCATCTCGGTATGGTATAGGTCATTGTGACTAAATGGTGTACCAACACAGAAAATCGAGGTATCGGGTGATAGCATAGGGGTCAATTTCTTTCGGAACCAATGCCTCACCGAAGAATCGGAGGTATCGCCTAAGTCATCGAGAACATCGTCAAGAATGATGCGTGCTGGATGCTCGCCGCGAATCGCGCTACCTACGCTGCTCGCCTTTATCCATGAGCCATTAGTTAGGCGTAGTTCTAATTTATTGCCTCGCTTCTCATCGAGTAGGCGTCGGAGTTCGGGATGCCTCTTCAAATCCTCTCTAATCTCTTCAAGGCGGTTAGCCGCCAAATCCTTAGACGCACTAAAGAGCCATGTCGTAAAGGGCCTACCTCGCCATCTCTCAAATAACATAGAGTGTACGGCTTTTATGCGAAGAGTAGTTGATTTAGAATGGTCGCGAGGCGCGATAATGCAGACCCTATGAACCGAAGCATCCTTTCTGTCACCAAATAGAGCCATCCACTCGCTGATATGTTCGCCCCATGTATAGCCGAGCCACTCATAGAAACGGCGTATATCCGTGCGCGACCTCTCCATTTGAAAACGGCTGCTTATGTCCAATCGTCTTCACCCCACCAATCCATGTCATCAAAGTGGGGATGACCGCACCACTCGACAAGGAATGATAGAAGACTCTCAACTGATGTACGCTGAAGATATATGCAAGATTCAAGACCGGCTGCATTGAATATGAAGGCAAGTTTATTCTTTGCATTAAAAGATTCGGACACTACAAGGAAACCTTCGTCATCAACCCATATCCTATCATCCATTATTCAACATCTCCAAAGTATTGATGCCGAGGCGAAGGTCGGGGAAGGCGTGAATCTGCCGAGTGTAGGGGGAGAGAATAACCATTGGGCATGAAAGTCTATCTCGGGGAAAGCCCAACTCTTCAGCATAACCATCTATAATCTTGTAAGAGCCGGGTCTAATAGCCCATCTCTCGATGCCATGCCGCAGAAAGTTCTCCACGACGGGTGTATGCGTGTGTCCTACAACGCCAATATCAAAATCACTCTCGCCGTCGGCCCACATCTTCTTAACCACTTGCCCCGGGTGTACCTGTGAGTTACCGCGCCTCTTATGTCTTACGCAGATATGATAAGGCTGCCCGCTTATGAGAACGCGGATATTTAATTCATTCGTATGATATAGGCTCCCTATCTCATGGGCTATATCTTGCAGGGGGTCAAAATCTGCTAACTTATCTGTCCATAGGTCGTGATTGCCAGCGACTATACCAACGATTTTATCATCGAAGAGAGAGATATAATGCTCGGCGAGCCGCCATTGGTCGCAGGGCCTAATTACCTGTTTATTAGTCGGTGTGGGTTTGTCATTACCCAAGAAATTATCTATAAAGTCGCCAGCGTGAATGACATATAGATTATCAGTATCGCGTATAATCTCGGCGTCTTCACGCATACGCTCATGGTCGGTAAACTTGCCGCCGATATGTTGGTCGGCGAGAAACGCTATGCCGATATACTGCCCGTTATTGTGAAAAGTAACCTCCGACCAGCGAGAGTCTTGCTGTGTAATTATAGCCTTAGAAGTAGCCTTCTCAACAGCCGACCACAGGTCTTCACCGCTCGGTGCTTCACCTATGAATTGCTCCGCTGTGAAATCGGCGTGTGAAGTACGAGATATACGCCCCTGCCTTCTTGCTGTTTCTATACGACTCTTCCAAGCGACAAAGGATATATCCGGTCGTTGTTTTTTGAGCCTCCGGGCAAGGTCAGCCCATGTTCCATCCCACTCATAGGGTATCAAATCATTGGCGTCGTCTTCAGTAATCTCCGGTATCTCTTCGGGAAACTCCTTCTTGAAGCGTATGAAGACTTGACGCCATGAATCCGAGTGTCGCTCTTCAGTCGCATTCGCGAGAATGCGGCCAAAACCCAAGTCATTTCCTGTGTACAGATGTAAATACTGCCTTATGGTATCGAAGGATTCCATTAGTGAGTGCTAACTAATATGGACTTATCAACCCTGCTACATACCTATTCTTTTTGTGCCATAGAAAGAATACAAAAAGAATATAATGGGGTACTGCGAGCCTGTTCAGCCTATTCTTTCAATTCTCATAAGGTATTCATAATAAATGACTTCTCTTAGTCTTACTTTGATACATAGTAATTCTTCTAATACCTTATGGGGAAAAAAAGAATACACGGAGTATTAGAGCAGTCAAGCGTTTAATTCTTTTTGTATTCTTTCCAGACAACAAAAAGAATTGACTGCAAGCCTAAGAATGTTATTAAGACGGTCTGTGCGTGCCTTTTGTTATGGATGAGGCGACCCTCGCCATCATGGCGCGCATGGATAATATACGCGACAATGTAACCGATGTTCAACTTCGGGTATCGAGCATATCCACTACACTCGATAAACACGATGAGCAACTTGAAAACTTAGAAGACATAGCCGGCAGCACTAACGACATCATGCAGAAGATTAGCGAAGACCTAACCGATATAAAGAAGGGGCCGGTGTATAGTCTTGACAGATTCATTACGAAGCGCGTAGCGCAGACAACGGGCGGCCTCGGCCTCATTGGTCTATTCGCATGGAGTATTGCAGTCGGCATCCTCTAAGCGAGGGTTTATCAAACGGCTATATCTAAAACGGAGCATGGCAAGCCGATGGGCATTTTGGCGAAAATCCGAAAATCAGCAAGAAACTAAAATAATAAATACTGTTTCCGCCCGACCTTCGGATAATCCGCTGATTTTAGCAGCAGGTCTAAAGGACATCATAGATACGAGCGACCCTCTTAGAGAAGACTCTAATTGGGATAATGACTTTGACATCTATGACGAGATGGTAAAGTTAGACCCCGAGTTGAATGGCGCTGTGCGAACCGTCAGCCTAACAGCGAATAATTGGTCGATTGACTACAAGGTTGGTAAGAATGAGCGCATTCGTGAAGCCATCCGTGAATTAGTCGAAGACCGCGTGGACTTCGATGATTTCCTCATAAATGCCGTTAGAAACTTGATGGTCTATGGTAATGACATCAATAAGTTGGTTGGGCGAGCCGGTGAAGGTATAACCAATTTACAATCCCTGCCGGTAAAACAGATAACGATTATCGACGGTCGTTCACGACCTTTCACGGCGGGCAAGAGCGACCCCATCATCAACGCAGATACATACATTCTGCGTGAGAATAGCGGGGGTATAGGCGGCGAGCAGGTTTTCCCTGCCGATGAGATACTCCATATAAGAATTGATTATCGTAGTAATTGGTTTCAAGATAACCTAAACCGCTGGACATACGGAGTATGGGGCGCATCTCGCTTCTCAAGTCTAAAACAGCCCGTACGCGCGAAATGGAATAGCATAAATAATCGAGTATCGCTTGAAGACGCACTCACAAAGCAATTCATCACGATTTCATCCAAAGCCGTCGAGCATATCACCGACCCGGATGAGCAGCGTGACCGCCTAAAACATATTATGGATGAAGTAGTATCAACACTTGAAGCCCTGCGTGGCGACCAAGTGCCTATTTTCCCCGACTTCGTGGAGATGCACTTTGTCGATACGCGTAATAGCCTACCGGACAATGGCTCTTTCTTAGATAGTGTGAATAGCGGTATATCCGGTGTCCTCCATGTACCGAGGGTCGCTGCCGGACAAGAGAGAGGCTCCACCTTCAGCGCAACCTTTAACGCGAATGTATGGGCTGTGCAGGCTATTCAGCGACTTCAGCAAGTCGTAGTACAGGCTGTACATAGATTATTCAGCGCCCATCTCACAATGCTCGGCATACCCCACCGTATGCGTGACATACCTACACTCTCTTTTAACAGCGTGGATTATGAGAGCGACTTCGATAAGACGAGAAGGGCAGTTCTCGGTCTATCGAATGGACTCTATACGCTGAATCAAGCACTTGATATAGTCGACCTCCCCGACGCACAGGATGGCGACGACAGGCTCGATATGCAGACTACATCTCCCGGCGACCAGCCGCCGCCCCCACGACAGAAGGAGCAAGGTACACCGCCTACACAGAAAGATAATTTGGAGATGGAATAATGGGAAAACTTGAAAAGATAGCCGATATTGGAGATGATATGATGGGTGAAGAACCATGCTGTCCTGTATGCACAGATGGAGAGGCGAATGAGCATAGTGGTGGTTGCCCCGAGGGGCAGCATCTCGTTGATAGCATGAGTGTTGACATAGAAGAAGCGACTCATGTATGTTCCGAAGGTGAGATACACGACGGCGATAAGTGCGTGCCTATCAGCGTGGCTATTGACATATCACTTGAAGACGCTCAAGTGATACTTGAAGCCGATACCGGCAAAACAATTATACGCATAACAGGAATTGCCTTTCACGAAGGTTTGAATAAGAATGGATGGGGAGTTACGCGTGAAGGGGCTGATACAATCGTTGGTTCTATGCTCGATATGGACTTAACGCTGAATCATCCGAGAATTGAAGGTGGGCGCTTTACACGGAATATAGATGGTGGCGTGGATGAAGCCATCGTCGGATATGTCACCGAGGCTGAAGTCACCGATATTCCCGATGGCGGGTGGGTCGTGCGTTTTGCTGCCGAAGTCCACCGAACAGAATTATTTGAGGCTTTGGAATCCGGTCTATGGCTGCGAGAAGATTTCGGCGTATCTATCGGCGGAACAGGAATCCCCGAAAAGGTAGTGGAGAATATCGCCGATGACACAACGGAGATTTGGTTTGGTGGCGATTTTACACTCGACCATCTCGCAATTGTGCATAAACCTGCTTACTCCGATGCGCGCATACATACTGTGGAGAGGGTCGGCTCCGAAGAAATGAAGGGTAAAATTGCTGAACTCGCGACAACCTTTAATAATCAGTCTAATAATGGTGAACTTATCCGAGAGGCGAAAAATATGACTGACGAAGTTATTGACACCCAAGAAGAAGAAGAGCAGACTCCCGACTATGAGTTGGAGATTGCTACCCTTCGTGAAGAAGTACAGGCCCGAGAGGCCGAGATTGATGCTTTCAAGGCTGCTGAAGCCGAGAAGGCGGAGGCGGAGAGGCAGACCCTCGTTGATGAGGCAAGCGAACTCGGCATCGAAGGACACGATGACCTAACAAGTGAGGTTATCGCAAATCTAATCGCATCATGGCAGGTAAGCCATGTCGAGGCAAGCGAGATGAAGCCCGTTGAGAGTGGATATGTCGCAAGCCCCGTTGAGATTCCCGCAGGTAGCATTCCGGTCGTCGCTAATTGGCTTAACCGCCAAATGGTCGAGACCCCGGAGCCGCTATATGCCCGATGCTACAACTCATGGGTGCAAGCATGGAACGGAACTCTCACCGCTAACGAGAAGGGAGATGGCTTCCGCGCCCTCACCTACGAAGAGATACAGGAGATGAATTAAAATGGCATACGCAGAAGGAACAGACCCACGAAATGCAACACTAAAGAATGGTGCAATCGTTAAAGGGCCGGGTAAATTACTAACAATGGATAGCACAAATAACACACTTGATATTTGTGCAGATGGTGAAGTAGCAATCGGCGTATCAGCCGGTGAATCTTCACGCGATGGAAGCGGCACTTACGAAACTACAAGTGCAACTGTCTCATACTACCCATTGGGTAGTGTTTTGATGGTTCAATCCGAAATAACGCAGACTTACACAACCGGACTCTTGGTTTATGCAGGTGCGCTCGGTCAATGTATTGACTCTAACGACCACACAAGTAAGGTTATCGGCGTATATGTCGGTGAAGGTGAGACATCAGCCGCACTTGTAGCAAATGGAAACAGCGACACCGAGCAGACGGATGGCGCAACACTATTACTTTCGGAGGGAACATTGATTGCAGTTAATACTGCGGGCCATGTAACCGCTTAAGGATGATTAAGAATAAAATAATGGAGATGAATAATATGAACCAAACATTAGAAGAGATTTTGAATGTAAGTGCAGCAGCAGGGCCATTTGGCTCCGGCGACGCTGTGCTTGAACAGACCCTACGAGATTTTATTCAGTTGCAGTCTAACACAATCGCAATCGGAACCGACTTAGTTGGTGTGCGAAGTGTCGGATGGACTACTTTCAAATGGTACACCGGAGTTGAGGGAACCTTTTCCTATCCCCTCGATGATAACGCAGTAGTCGACCCAACAAAAGTCGGCACAGCATCCTACACCGTCGTTCTTAACAAAGGTCAAGGCCGATGCGTCTTCCTCGACAGCGTGCATCTGCGCGGTGAGTCGTGGGAGAACCTCGACCGACAGCAATTGGCTATCATCCGAAACCGAGCAGACACAATTGACAACCATATTCTCGGGGTTCTTCTCGCAGGCGCAGGGCAGACAGTAACCATCGGCGCAGGCAACGAATGGGACACCGCTAACGAAGACGCCGAAGGCGACATTCTTACGGCTATGGATTCACTCTTTGAGAATGCAAAGGTTAGCGGCAACGAGTCACTCGCACTCGTAGTGCCAGCAAAGCACCGCAGCGTACTGCTCAATACTACACTATACGGTAATGTCGTGCAAAGCCTTCAAGACCACCTTGCAGGTATCGCAAATATGTCTGTCTTCTATACGCGTGATAGTGCATTTACCGATTCAGCACTTCTTCTAATTCCCGGTGCCGAAACAGCAGAATACTTTGAGTATAATGGCCCCGGCTTCATGGAGACCGAATTGACACGACTCCCCGGAGTTGGCTTTGATTGGCTTTTGACCTCCTACTTTGGAACAGTTATCCATGAACATCAAGACGGAGCAACGGCTGGCACAACTAACCGAATTATTAAGATTAGTAATGTAACTGCTTAAGTCTAAGGGAGATGCCTTACATGGCTCAAATACCTTTGGCTGACTTCAACGAAGCATACGCCCGTCGTAAGGCAGGCAAAAAGCAACTTAGCGATGACGCTATTGAGTCCATCCGAGCCTGTGATACGAGAGCCGAGGTTCTCGCTATCCTTGCAGGCTTACCACAGAAAAAAGCACCCCGTTCCCCCAAGACCGCAGCAAAGAGAGTGAAGAAGGTCGAAAAGAATGGTGAAGAGCAATAAAGCAGCATTGGTAAGACAACTTAAGAAAGGGGGCATCCCCATTCCTAAGAATGCAACGATAGGACAACTTGAACATAGACTTAGATATTGGAAAGCGGGTAGCGGTTATCTATTTAGGCTCGCAGTAAAAAGCGGTCGCCGACACGCAGAAGCAAAACATCTCGGTTGGGGAAAGACCCGATGGGTTCCTAATAGTGACTTCGCAAGAGCAATTTTTAATAGTCGCCTCGTATATTTCTTAGGTAGGTACGAAGAGATGCCAAATGGTGCAACATTACTTGACATTCCCGAAGGTTATGGAGAAGAGGAATAATGGCTGTAACTACTACACAGATTCGCGATTTGCTCAATAGGCCACGCGGCCTTAATGATGCTACAATCACAGAATACCTTACAATACGCACTAATCTCGTTGATAAGATGGCTCGCAGCGCAACCCTCTATGAAATCGGCACAGGTAATGAAGTTACCAGCGCACTAAAGGATGATGCAGTTAAGTTTCTTACCGCAGTTGATTGCCTCCGTGTCATGGTTGACACTATCCCCTCTTATGTACCCGAAAATAAACAAAGACAACAGGATATACGGCTGAGAACTCAATTGTCATCTATGGAGAAACAGGCTCAAGAATCACTCGATTTGATAGCCGAAGCAGGCGGTACAGCCTTCTATATTACGAAGACGCAATCTCGGCAAGACTATGAGCCGTGATAATATATGGCTACTAAAACATGGCGGGGCGACGGCGGGTCTAATCTCGCAAGTACGGCAGCGTGTTGGACACCTACGGGCGTACCGGCAGTTAGCGACGACTGCGTATTTCCCGCTGCTACCGGGAATGCCTGTAATTGGGATTTAGCACAGGTAGCAAGTATTGATACGCAGAACTTCGACCAAGACCTCGTATTTGTTAATGATGTAACAATAACAGGTCTATATCACAATACAACCTTCAAGGTTAGCGGCGGCTCTAAGACCATAACTTTCAATGGGGTTCCCTTCTATACCGACCACTTCGTTAAAATTGGTAGCAGCGCAACTTTCAATGATGTTACCAAGTTTACCTACTCTATGGATGCCTCATCGGCTGCGGGTGAAGTGCTTTTTGACCCGGGAACCTATGGTAATATCACACTAACTGCTGGAAACTTCAGCCCACAATACCTCGTACCTACGGTAGCACTTGCTACTGATGTAATAATGCAGAAATTGACCGTGAATACGGGAGTTATTTTTGCTCCGGGTAGTGCTGCACCTAATGACAACGACCGAGCAAAAGTCTTTGAAATGCAAACTGATACTAACCTCGTATGTACTGCTGTCTCTTTTGATGGCGGGCAGGCGAAGTGGATATTCTTAGGTTCGGCTGTTGGTTATCCACTACCCGTTAGAGGTAATGTATCTAACTTTGGTGCGTCTAATACTTTTACTTCATCCTTTGAACATATCGAAGTCAAGGCTGGAACCGCCGGTCACTTCTGTAAAATGCACGGCGATGCTCGACTCGTTCTCAATGATTTAACGATAAATGCCGGTGCAGCAATCAAGGGGCCGAGTCAAGGAGGCGCTCTCATCCTATGCGTAAACCGCCCTACAATCAAGGGAACATGGGCTTTCACACAGATTGCCGATGGAGTGTATGCACACCCGAAGAACACGGTTGTAGGCGTGTCTAACGGCGGCACAGGGCTTACCTCCTTACCCACCGACAGAATACCCTTCGGTGCTAATATGGCTCCCTTTGGGAATAGTAGTAATTTAACATGGGATGGTAGCACCTTTGCCATAAATGGTAAATTAACCGTGACCGACGGAAGCGTTGCCTTCGATATTACGGTTTTTTCATCGAATACTGCCCTCGATGATACGCATTGTATAGCCGTCGGTGATACTGCGGGCGGCACAGTCACACTCACCCTCCCCTCGGCCTCAACTTGTCAAGGTCGGGTCTATTACCTCAAATGCAAGGCTGGTAATCCAAATAATACTATTATATCGCCCGATGGCAGCGAAACCATAGATTCGGCCTCCGGTAATTTTACAATCCAACCCGGCGAAGCATATACCATTGTTAGCGGGGGCAGCAACGATTGGATAGTAATTAGTAAGGGGATGGCATGAATGACAGAAACAAAAATAGAAGAGCGACGGCGCGGTAAAATCGTGTATCAACCACCCGAAAAGTGCTTTACGCGTGTAAACATTGAAGAAACACCCTATGGATATAAAATATACAGGGAGGGCGAAAGCCGGCATTTTACAGTCATACCGCACAGCGCAGTACGGGAAGTGATTTATTATGAAGAGAGGTGAAGGGATATGGAGATAGAACAATGGGTATCAATCGTTATCGTCATTATACCTGTTATAGTGTGGGGAATCCGACGGTATCTAAGGATAATGGCCGACGGCGCGATAGACCTTGAAGAAGGTCTTGAAACCATAGTTGACGGATATGAGATAATTGATGAAGTGATTGAAGACATAACAGAAATTATTGCAGACGAGAATGAGTGAGGTAAGATAGATGGGTTACTATTGCTCAACTGCTGATGTAGGACAAAGGCTCGGTCTTGATAGCGCGCAGCGCGACAGGGCAAGTACGCGACTTACGAGCGCGATACGCCGTTCAAGCATTGACATCGACCAAACATTTCGCGATTACGGTCGCGATACTCCGAGTCGCGAGACCGGAGAAACCACACTAAATGGCGCAGTAGCGGCTGGTGCTACGACCATTACACTTACGAGCGCAACAGCATTCGCGACCTCCGGTAATGGGAATATCGACGGCGACTCTTTCGCGTGGAC